TTAAGATTGGCAGAGGTCGTAGGAATCGAACCCACGCTTACAAGGTTGGAACTTGTCGTGCTACCATTACACCAGACCCCCATAAATAGTTTACGCGTTGTATGCGTGATCGAAATAATGTGCGTACTCGATAGCGTCGTTGAGCGTAGCAGATTTGTAAACAGGAACGTCGTGTCTACCTTTCATCACAACTAGCCAAGCACCATCATCAGAAGTGATTGAATACTTCTTAAGAATATCCTTGTGCTTGTTGGTTGCAGTTTCGGATACACCACGTGCAACAGCTTTGTCATGCTTATCCGCAGTGGATAATTTTCTGTGCCAGTTGCATGATACTTTAGGCGATGGCTTTTGATAATTATGATAAGACTTCATTAGTACCTCCAATAGTATGTGACGTTCATAAGAGTTATGACGCTCATTATGACGTTTCGATTTGTTTAAGTTATTGAGTTTGTTAGCTTATGACGTTATGACGCTCGTTGAGAGAGACATATCATAAGCGGTCGTATACACGTTAACCATGCACACTTTGAAATATCTGATTATACTTTATATTAACGTCATAACGTCATAACGTCATAAAGGTATACTCAAGTGATTGTTTTTATTGAGTTTCCCAATATGACGTTTTACATGACGTTTCGCATGACGTCACTTAAGCGACAAGATCAAGCTGTGCTTTGTCCTTGTACTTTGCAAGTTCCTTGATCATAGCGTCGAGATGATCTGGCTGTGCTTTGTACTGTCGAGCCGCCCAAACCTTGACGTCGAATTCTTTTTTCTCAGTCTCAGCTTTAGGTGGGTCAATGTGCCATTGTGGAACGTCTGTGAAAAGGTGCAAGCAGAAATCGTGTGCGTCTGCAAACTTTTCCTCTGCCTCTTTTCTAGCGTTTTTGTTCACAGTGTACTGGTTCTTTTGCTTGTTCCAAGTGACCAACCCGTTGTCCTTTATCCAACGCTTGATACGTTGTTGGTTGATGCCATTGGTTGCTTGCAACAACCTTGTAAAGAATGTTGCGTCGCCGTCTTTCAGTACATACCCAGCTGCATTGCAAAGTACTTCGTGAACATTGTTTCTGATAGCTTCAGATGATTTTCTGATGCCACCAATTTTGATACCCATTTGCTTTGATGTAAGCATACTTTTCTCCATTGTTTGTTAAAAGATTAAGGTACTGCACACTCTCAGAATGTACAGTATGTAACCTTTTGAGTTACAGTGCCGCCGAACCTAATCGGTGAGGACGCTCCATGCTTTGCATTGTATATGGCATGGCTACGCTACCCTATCCACTCAACTAACGACCCCAAACCTTCTGACACCCGTACTTCCGTAGCTCTCCACTACCGCCGTGTCGTCTCCCCTCAGCCCGCGAGGGAATACACGCATCACATGTTACTGCTTTGCTAGTACCCACTACCGCGAGAGGTTATCTGCCGAGAACCGCCACGTTTTTTCGCATGGTCTTACGTTCTAATAACACGCTAGGGTAAACAAGAGGGGGGGAGGGACCGAGTCGCAGCACCCCCCGCCCCAGCCCTTATGTATCCCGTTCATCGCAACCCCTGTTTTTTCTATTGTTCCTCTTTTGTTCTTCGTCATGCTGCTAGTTGACCAAAAGAAGCGCATCTGTTAACGTGTGGTTATGACAGAACGTGTTAACCATGTGATAGACCCTACGAAAGTCCATGAACCCATCTTGACTCCAACTGAGCTAGCCAAGATCGAGGAAGATCCGTCCCTAATGGAGACAGTGGCTCGCCTTCTAGGGGCGGTGAACCTTGATAATTTGTTTAGAACGATGCAAAGTCCGGAGATAAACCCGACTGCCCGTATAGAATTTCAAAAGTTACTCAATAAAATGGGCAGATTAGAACCTGACAGCAAAGCCGACGTCGTTGGGGCGGGCCCGCAAGTGGTAATCAACATCACACGCGCTAAAGATCAGGAAGATGCCATAACAATTGAGGGTCAGGCTATAGACGATGGCTCATGAAATTAATTTTGAGGTCATAAAGAGCCTTGATGAGTTCTTTTACAGCGAAAAATTCATCTCGTTAGCTGTTGGCCCCGTAGGATCGACGAAAACTACAGCCGGAATTATGAAAATACTGCACCATGCGGCTAGAATGGCCCCATGTAAGGACGGAATACGCCGTTCTAGGGCGATTTGGGTACGAAATACGCGTGAACAGCTGCGAGATACGTCCATTCCGGACTTTCTGAAGTGGATTCCTGATGGAATTATGGGTAGTTTTCTTAAAACTGAGTACAAATTCATCATAAAAGTGGGTGAAATTGAGTGCGAAGTGCTGTTTAGAGGGCTGGATGATGCCAATGATGTGCGTAGATTGCTGTCTTTACAGGCTAGTTTCTTCATTTTTGACGAATTTAGGGAGATTCACCCCGATATTTACAACGCTGCACAGGGTAGAATAGGCCGATATCCGGACAAAATGATGAACGGAGTGGGGTGTCAGACCGATAATGGAGTGCCAAATATGCACCTTTGGGGCATGACAAACCCCCCTGATATGGACACATATTGGGAAGATTTGCTCACAGACCCCCCTGAAAACGTACATGTTACCCTTCAACCGAGCGGAATGAGCCCTGAAGCGGACTGGGTTAAGTATTTACCTGATGATTACTACGATAATCTGTCTCAAGGTAAGACGGAAGACTGGGTGGATGTGTATATACACGCCCAGTTTGGTAAGTCTTTAAGTGGGCAACCCGTATTTAGATCGTTCGACAGGTCAGTGCACGTGGCGGAGGAAGAGCTCAAACCGATGTTTACAGACAGTCCACTGATAATAGGTGTCGACGCCGGACTGACGCCTGCTGCAGTCATCGGCAATGTCGCATATGACGGGCGTCTGGTAGTTTACGATTCACTTATCTCTGATGGCATGGGGGCGCTACGATTTGTTAGAGAAAGATTGAAACCTCTGTTAGCGAACAAATATGGAGGGCGAAAAGCTGTGGTGATAATTGACCCTGCTGCGTTTCAGCGCGTACAGACTGACGAACGTACGGTAGCTGACATCTACAAGAACGAAGGATTTAGTATACGACCTGCACGGACGAACTCTGTAGCAGCTAGAATATCTGCAGTAGATAAATACCTCACACGTGTGGTGGATGGTAAGTATAGTTTTATTGCCTGTCCTATCAATGCTGGCAATTTGATACAGGCTCTTGCAGGAAAATACAGGTACAAAATAAATACGAAGGGGGTACGTGACGAGAAGCCAGAAAAATCTCACCCGTGGTCTGACATAGCTGATGCGTTTCAGTATATGTGTTTGCATGCAGACGGTGGAGAAGTTTTTGGGGCTATGAGTTTTAACGTGCAGAGAAAGGAAGTCGTTAAGGTGTCAGCTGCAGGGTGGACATAATCTGTTGACGCGTTATTTATTTGGTGATATTTGTAGTGAAGACTGTGATATTTATTTTAGTGCTAATGAAAGGATCGGAAATAGTGGACGAAGGAATAGTTGGCAACTACCAAACGTGTTCATGGCACGTTTCACAAATTAACGTTGCTGGAAAAAACTCTCCCTACTCCGCTTACTGTCGACCAGAATTAACAGATATTAAAGAAGAAGAATGAACCTTGGCCCCTCTATAATACCTGTTGCGCGTTCTAGTGATATAGAAGCAGAAGCGCAACGACAGTCTGACATGAATCAAAATACTCCTATGGCGCAAGGGCTTGCAGCTCATGTACGGCATCGTTGGGAAATGATGCGTGAGCATTTTAGAGATGAGTTAGAAGACAGACTTATAGATTGTCTTCGTGCGCGAAACATGGAGTACGATCCTAATAAATTAGCTGAGATACGGGAGCATGGGGGCTCAGAAATTTTTATGGGTATTGTAAGCGCGAAGTGTCGTACAGCGACAGCTTGGCTTAGAGATACACTTTTAGGGCAAGGGCAGGATAAACCTTGGTCACTCTCTGCTACACCGATACCTGAAGTACCACCTGATGTTGCGGCTACAATGCAGAACATAATGAGAGAAAATCTTTTAGCATACTATCAATCAGGGAATACTCCGCCAACGCAAGATGAGCTCAAAGAGCTAGCTAGTGGTATGAAAGATACGGCTATGCGGGCTATGAAGTTTGAAGCCGAAAAACGTGTTGAGCGTATGGAAAAAAAGATGGAAGACCAAATGACAGAAGGTGGATATACCAAAGCGTTGTTTGAGTTTACCAACGATATTGCTACTTTTCCATATGCAATTATGAAAGGGCCTACTCCTAGAAAACGAAAAACAATGAAGTATGTCGATGGTGGTTTAGGAGTTGTAGAAGTTATTAGAGATGAATGGGAGCGAGTTGATCCATTTAAATTTTATTGGTGTCCTTGGGGCGATGATGTACAAAATATGCCTGTAATAGAAGTACACCATCTTACTCGTGAAGATGTAGAAAATATGATTGGCGTAGAAGGATATGATGAAGCTTCTGTACGCTCTCTTTTAGTAGATTTTGGTGCGGGAGGAATGAACTGGCTTGATGAAGAACATCAAGAGTATGAAGATGTTACAAGTGTTGATATGGATGAAGCTAGCTCAGATGTTGTTGCAGCTGTACAATTGTGGGACACAATACCCGGAGATTTACTATTAGATTGGGGGTTATCTGAAGAAGAAATTCCTGACCCACAAAAATCTTATCCTTGTGAAGTATGGATGGTAAATAACACTGTCATTCGTGCTGTTCTGAATTATGACCCGCTTGGTCGTAAACCTTACTACGTTACCTCGTTCGAGAAAGTTCCAGGTCGCCTAGACGGTAACGGAGTCGCTGACTTGTGTATGGACGCTCAGAATATGTGTAACGCTGCTGCCAGAGCTCTTGCAAATAATATGGGCATATCTTCCGGCCCTCAAGTTGGTGTAAATATCAGTCGTCTCCCACCGGGCGAGGACATCACACAGATGCACCCTTGGAAAATCTGGCAGTTTCAAGCTTCTGATTATAATGATTCCTCGCCCCCAATGACATTTTTTCAACCAAATTCTAATGCTGCAGAGCTCTTAGGAGTATTTGATAAGTTTATGATTTTGGCTGATGAGGTGTCTGGTATACCCAAATATATGACAGGCTCCCATGTGCCGGGTGCAGGACGAACTTCGTCTGGTCTGTCAATGCTTATGAGCAATGCAGGGAAATCTATCAAGCAGGT